CAACCAAGCCGATACAAATAAAATTTGCGGTGGTATAGAAAAAGACGAATATGGAGCACCGAAAACTTATCACATTTGCAATCAGCATCCCGGCTCACGCTTTAATACTGCAAATCGTTCGTGGACAAAAATCCCTGCATTCGGCTCCAATACTGAGCTTCGCAATATTATTCATCTTTACAGAATTTCCAGGGCAGGACAGACAAGGGGTGTTCCGTATCTTGCTCCTGTTATAGAAACACTAAAACAACTTGATAAATATACTGAGGCAGAAGTCATGGCTTCCGTTGTTTCAGCCATGCTCACAGTGTTTATAAAATCGGAGACAGGTGATTTAGACCTTGCCCCTATGGAGCCGACAGATGAAACGAAGGCAGAGGCAACAGATACAGATATTAAACTTGCATCCGGCGCAGTTGTAGGACTTACACCTGGCGAAAGTATTGAAACAGTAAATCCTTTACGACCTAATACAGGCTTTGACCCGTTCGTTATGTCAATCCTCAGACAAATCGGCGTTGCGCTGGAACTTCCCTTTGAGGTTTTGATTAAACATTTTACTTCGTCTTATTCAGCATCACGAGCCGCTTTAATGGTTGCATGGACTTTTTTTAGACAGAGAAGACAATGGCTCGCAAGGCATTTTTGTCAAGAGATTTACGAGATTTGGCTTTATGAGGCTGTGGCTATAGGCAGAATATCCGCCCCGGGTTTTTTTTCCGACCCTCTCATCAAAAAGGCATACTGCGGTTCAACATGGATAGGAGACGCGCCAATTCAGATTGACCCTGTGAAAGAGGTAAATGCATCAAAGGAGAGGATAGCGATAGGGATCTCAACCATTGATGAAGAAACGGCATTTATTACTGGCGGAGATTTTGAAACAAATTATCCCCGTATTAAAAAAGAAGTGAAGATGTTCAGAGACCTTGGGATTAAACATCCCGCAATGGAAGATAAACAACCTGCGGCATCGCAGCAAGATGCAGATGCAGCATTACAAGAAAAACTTAATACAGATAAGGAGGGATAATGAGACTCATAGATATAATAAACGGACCGTGGGCAATAACAGTTGACATGCTAAATGAAATTCGCAGTATCTATACAAAACATCTTCGGGGAGAAAAAATAAATATCAAAGATATAGAAGCCCGCACAGGCAAAGAACTGCTCAATAAGCCGCAGGGTTATGACCTCGTAAATGGAACTGCAATCATCCCGATAGAAGGGATTATTGCAAAAAAAATGAATCTCCTGATGCAGATTTCAGGCGGTGCATCCACACAGCTTATTGAAAGAGATTTCAAGGCAGCCCTCAACGACCCTTCAGTGCAAAAAATCATATTAAACATAGATTCCCCCGGAGGGACTGTAGACGGCACGTTTGAACTTGCAAATTATATATATGAAAACAGGGGGAAGAAACCAATTATCGCATATACAGACGGCATGATGTGCTCAGCCGCATATGCTATAGGCTCTGCGGCGGATAAGGTTTTTATTTCAGGAGATACAACGACAGTCGGTTCAATCGGCGTTGTTGCGGCACATGAAGACATTTCAAAAATGGAAGAAAAGCTCGGTGTTAAGACAACGGAAATCTATGCAGGCAAATATAAACGAATTGCATCTCAGTATCAGCCCCTTTCGGCAGAAGGATTTGCGAGCATCAAAGAGCGGGTGGATTATCTTTATGCCGTGTTTGTGAATGAGATTGCAAAATTCAGAGGAGTGTCAGCAGAGGAAGTTATTCAAAAAATGTCAACCGATGCTGCACCCCTCTTTATGGGAAAACAGGCAATAGAAGCGGGTCTTGTGGACGGTGTTGCCACTTTAGACCGGCTTATTGGCAATAATGTCACCGGTGTTGTGGCAGATGGTAAGAGTAAAACAATTAAAGGAAAGGAGGGCAAATTAATGACAAAAGATGAACTCATAGCTCAAGAACCTGAATTGTATCAGTCCGTTTTAGCAGAAGGCAAGTCGGGGTTAAATGAGGCAATAGCAAAGGCGAAGGAAGAAGGAGCAAAGGCAGAGACAGAGAGGGTGAAGTCTGTTAAGAGCCAGCTTATTCCCGGACATGAGGCATTGATAGAATCGCTCATGTTGGATGGTAAGACAACTGGTCCCGAGGCGGCGGTGGCTGTCCTTGATGCGGAAAAGAAACTCAGGGTAAAGGCAATAGAAGGCTTCAAGGCAGACGGCTCAATTAAGGTGACCGTAACGGAACCCGGTGACGGTTCAGATGCAAACACCATGAAGCGCAAGGATTTTAATATGTTATCAACAGACAAACAGGCTGCATTCGTAAAGAATGACGGCAAGGTAGTTGACTAAATTTTGAAAGGAGGAAAAAACAATGGCTAATACTTTAACAGGTTTGATTCAGTATATCTACGACAGCGTGGATGTTATAAGCCGCGAGTTGGTCGGGATGATACCATCTGTTTATATTAATCCGAAGGCGGAACAGGCGGCAAAGGATCAGGATATTTCTTATGACATCGTTCCTGATGCAACCGCTTATGACGTTACACCTGCAAACACAATTCCAGCCCTTGACAGTTCAACAGTTCCTGCAGGCACTATGAAGATTAATAAGGTCAGAGGCGTCAAATTTCACTGGACAGGCGAAGATGAAGCAGCGATAGGGCGTGATGCCAAATCTGGTATTCAGAATAATAAGATTGCACAGGCTTTCAGAACGCTGTGCGGTGAAATGGAAAATGACCTGGCAGATCTATATGCCTTTGCATCACGAGCCTTTGGCACAGCAGGCACAACACCATTTGCCACAGCAGGTGATTTCAGTGATGCGGCTGAGGTTGCCCGCATACTAAAGGATAATGGTGCCCCATCATCCGAGCTACGACTTGTCATAGATACTGCGGCAGGCGCAAAGATTTTAGGTAAGCAATCACAGGTGCATATTGTCGGCGGAGACGACCCGCTCAGACGCGGGGTTTTGCTTGATATTTATGGTATGCAAATCCGTGAATCGGCAAAAATCAAGACTCATACTAAAGGCACAGGGGCAGGATATTTGTTGAACAATGTAGCCGGTTATCCCATAGGCTCAACAGCCATTGCGGCTGACACAGGCACAGGCACAATCCTCGCCGGGGATGTCCTCACGAACTCACAGTCAGGCCGTGATCAAAATAATAAATATGTTGTAGGCACAGCCCTATCCGGCGGCTCTCTGGCACTCAATAAGCCCGGCAACAGGGTTGCATGGGTGGATAATGATACAGTGGCTGTCGGCAATAGTTATGCCGCAAGCATGGCATTTGCCCGCTCTGCAATCCATCTGCTTACAAGATTGCCGAAGATGCCTGAAGGAGGCGATGTTGCGGATGATGTCATGGTTGTTCAAGACCCGCACAGCGGAATATTCTTTCAGATTGCTCTTTACAGGGCATATCGTTCCGTTCTGATTGAAGTTGCAGTCGCATGGGGAGTAAAGGCTGCAAAGTCCGAGCATATAGCACTCTTGCTTGGATAGTCAAAGGTCAATAAGCAATAAGGGAGGGGAAATCCCCTCCCTTATTTTAAAAAGAGGTAAACAGATGGCAAAAGAAAATAAAAATCAAAAAGGAGCGATACCTGCTAATAGTATCATCCCGAAGATTATAAAAATGGTGAGAACGGTTGATGATGCTAAAGGAGAGCCTACAAAGGCAGATGTCCACCCTGATGAAGTTGAGAACTTTAAAAAAGGCGGATGGAAAATAAGCAATGATTACTGATAATGATTTGGATATATTTTTTTCAGATGATTTCACACAGGATGCAACCTATACGCCGCAGGGCGGGCAGGCATCCACCATTAAGATTATATTTGATAATGCCTTTAAGGTTATTGATATATCAACAGGGATTGAGTCAGCATTACCTGCAGCGACTTGTAAGACTTCGGATGTGGCGAGTGTAAAACATAACGATACATTAGTTATAAACTCTATAACCTATTATGTGTCGGGCATTCAGCAGGATGGGACAGGAATCACGATATTAATTTTATCAAAGGATATGGTTTAAATGGCGAATACAAAACGGCAGTCAATAATGACCGCAGTGAAGACACGATTGCAGGGTATCACTGTTGCAAATGGGTATGATTTCAATCTCGGCAGTCATGTTTTTGAATGGCGGACAACAACTCTCAATGATAATGAAATGCCCGGTATTGTATTCAGGGATATCCAAAATATCAAAATAGAAGGCGGACCAGTTGCATATTTCCGATGGGGTTTGAATATAGAAATAGGGATTGTTACGCAAGGCGGAGCTTCAATCACAGATATAAGAAAGATGTTAGGCGATATTTATAAGGCAATCGGGACAGACCCTCGCTGGGGAGGGTTGGCAATATTAACAGAGCAGCCGAATAATGATGAAATTCAATCTGAACAGCAGGAGAGGAAAATCACAGGTGTATTAATAAGACTCCAGATTATCTATGATTCTCCGCTCTGGGAGGCATGATGGAAAAGGAAGAAATCATTGTTGCAGTTCAAGAGGCGATTGCAAAAGAGTTGGGGCAATACAAAGTCAATAAAGAAATCCATTATCTTGATCATCTATGGATTAAAGAGATGAGGGAATGGACAGAATCAATCAAAAGTGAATTCTGGAAGACAGTAGTCAGGACAATTATAAGAACGATTATAATTTTCATGCTCATAGGATTTGGAATATGGGGAGTAAAAAACTTCAAATGAGAGAGATTAAAAAAATAATAATTCATTGCAGTGATTCAGAATTCGGAGATGCTGCATTGATTGACAAATGGCATAAAGAGCGGGGATGGACGGGCATCGGGTATCACTATGTAATTTTGAATGGCTGTAGAAAGGCAACTATGACAGGATTCCAGCCATACAAGAAGGAGGATGATGGAATTATTCAACAGGGAAGAGCTGTTGAGGTAGTCGGTGCTCATTGCGAGGGACAGAATCAGGACAGTATTGGAATCTGCCTTATAGGCAAAGAACATTTCTCGGCAAAACAATTATATGTTTCTTTGCCGAATCTTATAAGGGATTTGTTTTATGGATACGGAATTGTATCGGGACAGGTATTCGGACATTATGAATTTAATCCACAGAAGACCTGCCCGAATATTGATATGCCGATTTTAAAAGAATATATCAGAAAAATTTTTGTAAAATAAAGGAGGTGAGTAAAGATGGAGTTAATGGCGATTGTAAAATTGATACCGATAGTTTTATCAGTCGTGGAAATGACAAAGAGATTTATTCCTGATGAAAAACGAACCTATGTGAACCCCATAATGGCAGTTGTTACAGGGCTTTTGGGTGCTTACTACACAGGCGGGACTCAGGAATTATTGAATCTCTTAACGACAGGAGTTCTCGCCGGTGCGGGGGCGATGGGAGCTTATAAAATCCCCAAAGAGGTAGCATTGAAAATGGGGATAGATTAAATGGAGGTAAATGAGATGAAAGAAAAAGTCAATGATGCTTCAGAGACGAAAATCGTTAATGATAATCCTAAAGAAAAGGAGGTAAAAGAAGATGGCCAGTCAATTAAAGAGCAGAAGGGTAGCAGCGGCAAAAATAGAGGCAGTTGAAGGAATAGCAGAAACCTTATCGGCAGCGGATGGGGGAATCTTGGTAATTGACCCTACGGTGTCAGTTGATATTGAATCACTTGAGAGAAAGCCCGCAAGCGCCTCATTATCGTCTTTTGGTAACGTATCTGGTAAGCAATCTGCAAAATTAAGTTTTACGGCAGAAATTAAAGGTGCAGGGGCGGCATATTCCTCAAGCGTAAAACCAGCTTTAAGTCAATATTTGCGGGCTTGTGGATTTGCTGAGACAATAGTTACAACTGTGGGAGTTGAAAAGGCGACATATCAGCCTGCAAGCACAGGGATTCCATCTCTGACTATGGCTTGTTATGAGGACGGGGTAATTAAGAAATTAAAGGGATGCAGGGGAACGGTTAAATTCAACGGTGAATCAGGCGGGGTAATAAAGGCAGCCTTTGAATTTAGCGGTGTTTTGGATGGAACCATTGACGGCGCTATGCTTACACCGACCTATGAATCAACCATTCCGCCTACCCTGCTTAACACTCCACTAACTTTTGATGCCTATACTGCAAGGGCTCAAAGTTTTGAAATCAATCTCGCCGCCGCAGTTTCTATAATGGAGGATATTACAAAGGCAGAGGGATATGCAGTCGGAGTCATCATAGGAAGAAACCCTACAGGCTCAATCAATCCTGAGATGGTAACAATCGCCACTTACGATTATTTTGGCAAATACAAAAGTGCAGCCTTTATTTCCCTGGTAATCGGGAAAATCGGCAGTGTCCAGTATAACCGTTTTAAATTCACCGCTCCGAAGATGCAAATCACAGCGGTATCGGATGGTGATAGAAACGGTGTTGCAGTTGCAGACCTTTCAGTTCTCTTTGCCAGAAACGCAGGGGATGACGAGATTGTATTGGAATTTGATTAATAAAGGAGGCGTATGGATTTAACAGAATTAAGAAAGAAAGATGCACATGTATCGGGATGGGTTAATTTTGAGGGGAAATTTGATGTCCATATCAATTACCTGAGCAAATCCGACCTGCAGGCAAAACTTGACAGGTGTAAAAAAACAAAGTATGTCAGGCATCAGCCGCAGGATGACATAGATGTTGATAAACTACATCTGGAGCTTGCACAATGCATTCTGGATTGGAAAGGATTAACTCTTTCAGCTGCGTCAAAACTCATTCCGATTGATATTCCAGCAGGACAGGAGAATGCTGATGTTCCATGTTCCGATAAGAATAAACTCGCATTGCTGAAAGAAGCTTATGGGTTTGATGTCTTCATCCAGCAGGCATCTACAGACCTTGCGGCTATCAAGCAGGAGACTGAAAGAAAAAACTAATTGAGTGGGCAAGATATTACCTTGACCCACTCAATATCACCTGTGAAAGATGTGAGGATGAAAAAGAGGCTTATGGATTACCGATTACGGAGGATAGGTGTAAACAATGCAGGGTCCCTAACATAGATTTGCTTTATGAAAATCAAGAGGCATGGCAGTTATATCAGATTGTTTGTAGTCAGCAAAATATAGGCTTTGGCGATTATGGTCCCCTCTGGTATCCGAGCATTGAATTTGTTTTTAATCTTTACGAAGTCAGAAATTGCAGAGAGGTATTTGAGAAGCTCCTTTTGATTCATAATGTCTATTGTGAAAAAAAAGAAAAACAAAGGAAGAAATAAATCATGGCAGAGAAAACGATAACACTCACACTAAAGGCGAA